CTGGTTTAGAGCCAGGCAACGTCAAAGCAACCGCACCGCTGGTGAAGTTGTTTTTCGGCTGCTTAATAACGATACCGTTGGTCGGTGTATTCGGGTTTTTTGGCACAGGGGCAGAGACAACGGATTTAACTCGTTGCTCTTCGTCCTTTTTCTTCTTTTGGTTATTTCCTCCGAAGATATTGCGGACGGCGTTCAGTGGCGCGTCCCAGATTGCCACTGATTTATACTCCTACCGGCGCTGCTGTTGGTACAGTTACCTGATCTGTGCGTTTACGACCCATAGTGAAGATACCGGATCCAACTTGACCATCTTGAGGAACTGCGGCTACATCTGGAGCGGCAGGAGCGGCAAATGCCGTAAGCTGAGGAGCTGCGACTGCTACCGGAGTAGTGTCGTAACGGCTGACGACAGCTTTGCTGTTATCGCCGATTGCGCGAGTAAGGCTACCAGCACGACCCATGAAGTCATCACGTTGAGCGACCTGACCGGCATCACCGTAGAATCCAGCCATTTTGCCGTAAAGGTCTTGAAGCTGAGTGTTTGAATCACGGTTAATTGCACGAATGTTGTTCTGACGAGTATCATCAGCCATTTGGCGCTTGCCTTTGAGTTCAGTAAGGAAGGAAGTTAGGCTGGCATCGAGCGCGCCCTGGTTAGTGTTACGAGTGTCGGCGCCAGTACGAATATCGTTAGCGGTTACGCCACCGACAACATCTTGCACGTTGTCTTGAGCCGTACCACCGGCAGCACCAGTTCCGCGAAGAATCTGAAGCATGTTACCGAAACCTTTGATTCCGGCACGAATTGAGTCCATGTAGTTGGAATCATAGTTCAACTGGTTCGTTTCAGTCGACTTGTCGTAAGTCCCGCGCTGTGCCTGTTCTTGGGAGTTGAAGCCAGCAGTCGTATTACCGTAACTGGTTTCTTCGTTTGCAAGAGCGGCAGCTAACAGGCTAGGAATCTGATCGATTGCCAGCTGAGTGTTATTAACTGCGCCACGATTCAGCTCTGGGAAGCTTGCGCCACCACCGCCAGCTGGGGCAGTTCGAGCTGCACCTCCGCCACCACCGCCTCCGCCTGGATTTGGATCAGCGATTTCTTGAGCGCCATTTAGCGTCAAGTTCCAAGGCTGCGCTTGCTGAGCGCTACCGAGATTGCTAACACCTGTGTTAGTTTTTAGATAAATATTTCCGTCTGTCCCAGTCCAATAAACTTGTCCTGCTCGAGATCCGGCTGGCACACTACCCATGCTGAGCGTACCAGGATTCGCTACACCAACAGTGAGTCCTGCCATAATATTCTTACCCCTTTATCAAAGTATTAGATTTCATACTCTGATTTTAGCATAAGAATGTAAAAACAACTGCGTATGAAAAATAAAAACTGGGCTTTTACACCCAGTTTTATGACAGAAGACAAAGTGGCTTTTTACACCAACTTTATTCTAGCACCTAAGCCTCGGTTGCTGCAATATACTCGTTTACGCTTTTAGCGTTCCACTCGGCGTTATTTTCACCGTGTTCTGGAAGGCATAAGAACGCAAATTTGTGAGCTGGGCGAATGATGACTTTTTTCTTCTTACCCTTCTTGCTGGTCTTCCACTCAGATTTCTCAGGTAGGTCAATAACCTCTTGAACAACCGTGCCTTCATCAATCAGCTGTTGGACAGCGCAGATGTATTCGTGCCAAGGGTAGCCCTTGCCGCTGGTTGGGTCTTTGATCTGAGTATTCAAGCGACCACGCGTGATGTTTGCTTCGCCTTCAGCATAATGCTGGATAACACGAAGAACTTTATCGCGCAACTCGTCGTCCGATTCTGGAACCGGAGTTTTAAGAATCGTGATTTTGTCGTTATCGCGGTCAGTCTCGATTTCGCCGGCTTTTTCGCCAGCCCAAATTGCAAGGTTCATATCGATTGGCGGCGCGTCGTAGTTAAGGACGACTTCTGACAATTTGTCAGTTTTGAGGATACTGGTAAGGTAAGCTACATTCATTACTTTTCCTCCACAACGTACCAGTCCAGAGCGAACAAGTCAGTCTGACTAGGAACCCAAGGATTTAACGTACCACCAAGCGCCGTTGCGTCGATATATAGGTAAGGATTCCCCATTTTAGATTTTGCATCAGGATATTGAGCAGTAACAAAAAGACCATTACCGTTCCAGCCTTTTCGAGCGAAACGAGTACCATCGTTACGACTATGATCGCGATGTAAACTTTGTAATACTTCAGCAAAGCCTAGTCCTTCCATGTCAAAACCTTAACTACTGCCATTTGAGCAGCCAATAATGAAGTTACCGCCCAGGTGCTAAGCGTATTTTTAATGTGACTGTCGGCTGGTGTGCGACGGTCATTGACCATATCGATCAGGTCAGCACAATGCTGTTTTGCAGTATGAACAGCGTCATGCGTTTCACCTTCGGCATGGTTAAAATCCAAGCCTACTATTTTTTGACCGTAAGTTTTTTCGTCTGGCATATTTCCTCCTGTTGTCGAGTTGATGTGTTTTAATAATATCATATGAGCGTAAACACATTAGTAAAAGACGGACATCTGCACAATATCGGAGTACCGGTCACGATTGTTCCGGTTGATGCGGAAGTCGGTGACGTCCACTATAATCCAGGCTTTGCGCGCGACCCAGATGGTCGACTATTCATAGCGATCCGTAGTTGCATCACGAACTACAAAGAATACAACGGTATTCCACACCCACTCGGCTATGAAAACTTTTTGCACGTTGGTATACTTCAAGAAAAGACCCTGAAAATCGAGGGTCTTAAACTCGTTAAGGGTGAAGAAGACTACGACGGATTCCAATGGGGTATTGAAGATGTCCGGCTATTCTGGCGCGAAGACGGCTTGCACGGAATCGGCGTAATCATTCCGCTTGAAGGTCGCTCACTCAAATTGCGTCAAGCTGAAATTCTTATCGACTACGACAAAGGTACGTTCAAACTCCTCAAAGATCTCGGTCGTCCATTCGGACACGCCGAAAAGAACTGGTCACCGACTGAGACCGCAAATCCAAACTTCGATTTCGTATATTCACCAACTCAAATCGTCAAAGACGGTCAGGTAATTGGTGACGATAACGACCTATTTATCCACAACGGAACGCCACTTATCCCCTATGAAGATGGCTACCTGTCCATCGGTCACGCAGTATGCGCGGTCAAAAATGAGCGCACTTATGCACAGATAGCTTTGAAGTTCGATGCGTTCGGTAAGTTAGTCGGTCACTCGCAATTCTTCCACTTCAACGTCGGTTGGCGCGAAGGCTTGGAAGAAACCATCGAGTTCGCTTCTGGACTGGTGTGGTCGGAAGGCAAAATCGGTCAGGAACTATTGGTCGGTCTAGGAGTAAAAGACGAGCTTCTTGGAATATGCAAAATCCCAATATCGAAACTCCGATTCGAGGAGTATTCCGATACGACATGGTACGCATGGCAATGGGTCGGTGACCCAAACCGTACCGAAATATTTGCCTAGTGTCGAACCCAGACTTGATCCGGCATACCACCGTACTGCTCCGTTTCGTCAACTAGCATATAACCGTGCGAAGACATAAACGCCTTCATCTTGATGTTCGAGTCCGTCCATTTTTCAGTTTCGATATGGAACACCTTAACTCGGTTGAGCTTGTCGCCCAGTCCCTCGATCACTTCCATTGAGTGACCCTCAACATCGATTTTCATAATATCAATCTTGTCGTCTTTGATAAGATGCTCGAGTGTATCAGTCTCGACAGTAATTTGATGACTCGGTAAGTCGTCTTCCTTCCAACGCAAGTTCAACGAGCTGGATCCGACCGCACCTTCGTCGCCCTCATATACTACAAACGGCGCGCTGCCTTTATGATTACTGGCGGCAACTTTAAGTACCGTCATTTCAGGAAAAGCTTTTTCAATAATCTTGGCTTGAGCTGGGTTAGCTTCGACTGCCGTGATTTCCGCCTTCGTCCAGAACCAATCAGGGTGACCATTATAAATGCGAAGCGCAATTTCGGCGGCATCTTTTCCGTCACGCGATCCTACTTCCCAGACGACCGGCGAATCGGTTTTCCCGAAGTACGCCTCATAGTTCTGAATGAGTGGGTCGAGCCAAGTGTTTAGCTTATAGGGATTATTCATCGTCTTCGCCCCAAGGTTTTTTCGGTTTGTCGTCAGGCTCCATCGGGCGATTCCGGATCAGGGAATAATAAAAGCTGCGCCGGATCAGACTGGAATAAGGCGAGTTGCCCCATGTTCCGTTGCTGATGTAATCGGCGCAGCCATACGCGCTTTTGTAATTCAGGATACTCGTCGATATAGACGACGTTCTCTGTGTCTGGTTCGGGTACTAATTCCATAACCAGATTGTACCCTATTTCGCTTTGATTGCAGTAATCAAAGTAGCCTTGCTGGTGAGCGTGTTGTTTATGGTAGCCGGAGCGACCGCTACTTCACGCGCGATAGTACGAAGCTGCTTAAGATTCATGTGAGCAATATTGACATTTGAAAATCGAGTTGCCATAAAATTCTCCTTACGTTTACACCCTAATAATAACAGAAAACCCCCGAGATAATTGGGGGTTTCTGCAAGGAGGTTTACCAGTCCAACCTTAACACCGCGACGACTGTGCCGGTCAACAACTCCGGCACAATTTCAGTATAGCATTTAAGTAGATCGAGAGTCCGACGTGCTAGCGCGCGCCGGTGGTCGTTCCGGAAGCGCTTACTTCAGTTCGTTTTTTGGGTAGTTGTTCGTAGGACGAACACTGGCGTCAGCTTTTGGAGCTGGCTCTTTGGCGCCCTTCGCCTTGGTGGTCTGGTCAGCTGTTACGCTGGCAGATTCATTAGGGTCGGTTGGCTCGTTGACAGTTGCCGGCTTGTTGGAAGGTGAGGTGTTGCCCTTATCTGAACCAACTTTGTTAGCAATCTGCGCGTCCTTTGGCAACTTGCCATCAGCGTTCACATTGTCGTCGGCAGAATCAGCGCGGCGCGCGTCATCTTCGGCGGTGTCATCAGACGAATCTGAAACAACGTCATTGCCCTCGCCTGGAGTCTGCAATGCAGTCTGGTCGGCAACCGTTTGAGCCGAGTTGTCGGCGACATGCTCGGTCGAATTATCTTTTTTAGTTTGCTTTTCCGACACCTTCTTCGTGTCTTCCGCTGGGTACATCGTATCGCTCTCAGTGAGAGGGTCGATGCCTTCGCGCTTTGGTGACTCAGGCTGAGTGCGTGGCAAGTCCACGTTTTCCTGATCTTCAACATGGGTCTTTGGGTGGTCTACGTCCGCCATAAAAATTCTCCTTTTTACACTAATGCTTGACACTCGTGATTATACCACTATCGCGCTAGCTTTTTCAGCGATAAAATTTGCTGCTCATCAGTGACGTGTCCATAACGCACCAAATCCTTCAGCACATTCGCCCACCAATACCGGTCGCTTGGAGTGCTACTGCAAGTCAACACCCTTTTGCCGTCCGAGAGCCTGATGATCGCGGCGTGTTTTCGCCCTCGCCTGTACTCAAATCCCATCGGTCTGATAATCCTGTTCAATCTTGTTGATTCTGACATGTTCCAAATTGCCTCCTGGGTCGATAATACTACAAGTGGACAAGAGGGGGTAATTATTGTATAAAATTATTCCCAGATTTTTTTGAAATTCGAGGGGTCGACCTATACGCCTCAGACTCCACGTCACACACACCCCACCCCCCTCCTATCACATGACGTGTCTGACCGGCTGGGCTGTGGTCGTCGGCTCGCCGCGCTCATCATGTTAGTGTTTGACATACATGTATATATATTATGGTGCATGCGTACCACATACCACCACATCAACGCCTCAATGCGTCCTATATATAGGCGCGTTATGCATGGGTCATATATACATGGTGTGATCGTGGTGTTGTACGAATTGCAATGTTACACGAACATCTTTGATACTGAGATATTTTCTATATAGGGCATATCCCTTTTTTTTATTTGGTTGAAGTAGGTCATGCTGTAACAGGTCTTTAAGGTGTTATCGGCTTGGATTTCCCGTCCTTTTCTACCACTGTTACAATCTTACAACATCGATATATTAAATAATGTTACAGCTACATTGCAACTTTTGACAAGTAGGTGTAACATTTTCTAATATGACTACCTCTGTTGACCTCTGTTACATTCCTATTATGTCGATAATCTTCATAAAACCTATTGACATTCTTTTAGACATGCTATACAATGGTGGTTAGTGAGCAAGGAACGCCACTAAGCAAGCAATCATCGTGAGCCTTACTAAGTCAAAGCATCGATGAACCAAATCGCTAGGTTGCAGTAAAACAAGGTTCTGCTGAAACTTAACCTCGACAGTTGCAATATCACTGTCTGAAGAACGCCTAGCACCAAATCATATAAATGATAGTGTTCGCCCAACTGTGAGCCACTAGGAACATCTGAGCAATCAGTGTCGGTACGGCTTCAACGGTTCACACAGCTCACAGTCGAGCGGACATTATCGCACTAACCTATAAAGGAGTGGCGATTATGCTACGAACTAACAACAAGCAGGTCATCAATCAATTACGCATTGATGTATTGGAACACTTTGCGGAAACCGCAGGATATGAGCGCGACAACGGAAACCCAACCGCAACGCCTTTGTCTTGCCTCGTGAGTCAGATTGACTACATGCGATACGGCAACCGCTCAATATATCAGACTGCCCTTGACTGGGTGGAAGGTGGCAGCGCCTTAGTCTACTATAACGACCAGCGCGCATACCTTAAGGAACTGTTACAGGAAAACGACGAAGAAGCCGAGCGATTTTCAGATGACAAGGTTTTCCGCCTATACTGCCACCTGACAGCGCGAACTATGGCTAATCTTTACACTGAGTTCAAGGAAGGGAAAATCTAATGAACGACGCACAACTCACTAAGATGATTCACAAATATGTCGAAGATAACTTCGGCAGCTCAGAAGCCAATAATCCAAGCTGGTCAATAGCACCACTAGCGCAAGCGATTAAGTCCAGTTTCGACGAGCGCACCCAAGCCGCTGCGCGTCTTGAGTACCTGAGAGAAGAGCTGCAAGCCGAGCGTATTTCATATGGCGAGCTTGCCGAGTTGCAGGAACTCGCACCATTTATTGACGGCGGTGACATGGAGCTATTGGAAGCCGCTGGAATCCCTGAAGATTTTGCAAACCGACAGTGTAAGACTTGCGGCGATGTATTGCCACAGAAGCAACACGACCACAGACCCGAAATCACCTTGCAAGTCGGTTGGTACTGTTGCGATGAGTATTACTGCTCGGAGCCTTGCCTGTATGCTTCATTTAACTCTGACCTTGCGGAAGGCTACGAGAATTGGAGCGAACACTATTCAGATGACGGCGATTGCTATTTCACGGAATGGGAGTCGGAGGTCTAGCCATGAAAATCTATGACATTTTCGATAATGGTGGTAAGACGCTCGACCGCTACACAGTAATAATCGACGACAACGCGGAAACCTTTGACGGTAAGTGGTGGACAATGCTCGGACTGTCAGAAGGTGGCGACGGCTTCAGTCAGTTCAGTGAAGGCAACTATAATGTCGGCGGCAACAATCGTCACCTCGGCAAGCGAGTTCAATTCACAGAACTGAGCGCAGCAACTCAGAAGCATATCGCACGGAGGATATTCGAATGATTGTCACTACCTATCACGCCTTCACAGATAATTGCGACGAGTGGTTCAGTACCAAAGCCGAAGCAATCGAACAATGTGATGAATGGTACGCTGAAGGATTTTCAAATCTGCGAGTGTACGAAGAGCGCAGCGATGACCAGCTAGATGATGAGGTCGACGAGGATTGCGTGTACGCAGTCGGAGATTTCCCCTACTAATTGCGAGACACTAGGCGGCTTGAATCAGTCGAGCCGCCAGTGGGTCTCACAACCCAGTCAACAAAATAAATTAAGGAGGGTAAGTCGATGAGTTCACTTGATGATTATCAAATGCAATTCGAAGATATGCCCCGAAAACCCGCAAGGGTGGGAAGGATATCTACCAAGATGTCAAAGCTCAACAAAACAACAGAAGCACCAAAGGTCTACAACAAGACTCGCGGCGAACATTTTAAGGATATGGTGATCGTGGCACTTGTTGTCGGGATTGTCGCCTTCGGACTTGGATTCAAGTTCAACGCTGATCGAAATGCAGAAATGCAGACCGCGATCAAATCTGCTCAGACTGCTACTGTCGTAGCTCCTGAAACAAAAAAATAGAGGCGGTGGCGCAGACGACTGACCCTGCGCCAGTAAATGATCCGCCAGCTATACCAGTACAGAAGACCGGCGACTGTCACGATGTCAAACAGTTTGACTGGGACGTGAAAATGGCGTTCGCGATCTGCATGGCAGAAGCTAAGAAGACACCGGATCAACCATATGGCGTCACGCGTTGGAATAATGCTGGACTCAATGGTGACGGATCAGTGGACTACGGACTGATGCAAATCAATTCAATTCACGCTGATATGGTCGGAGGCAATCTGGATCTACTATATGATCCGGAAGTAAATATCAAAATAGCGTACTCACTATCGAAGGGTGGTACGGACTGGACACCTTGGAGTAGCTACAATAATGGAAAATATCGAGAACATCTATGACGACACTAGACAAGGGAATACCACGCAAACCTATGCGACTTCAGACTCGCAAACCGAAAATACGCAAACCAAAGTATCGGGTTCACGCAAGTGGGCGAATCGGATCTTTACGACCTTCGCGATTATCGGTTGGACAATAGGCGTTACACTACTAGCAGACGCGACATTCAATCAAAGCAAACTAATCATAAGGATCATGGCAGGACAATGAAACTATATAAATATCAGGAAGAATATCTAGCTACACTACCATCTAGCTGTATCATGGCGGCGGATCTCGGTACTGGCAAGACGATCATGTCCTTGGCACACTGGAAGGATCAACACACTGGACGACCGCTACTTATTGTCGCGCCGGCTAGCAAGATCCGTACTGGTGACTGGGAACAGGAAGCTGATCGATATTTCAGTAGCTTCAATAATACTGTCTACCCTGACGGCGCGCACGGTATGTTATGGACGCGACCGCAGATCACTTATATCAGTTATGAGTCACTACGACTTATGGATCGTGAAACGAAGCGACCACGCCACTGGAAGTTCACCGGCGCTCGCAATGGTGGCGTGGTCTACGACGTTATTGCTGATGAATGTCACGCGCTCAAGAATCCACAATCAAAGCAGTCTAAAGCATTGCTCGAGATCAAACAGAGCGGTGGCGTATTTATCGGACTGTCCGGTACACCAATGCCGAACGGTTGGATTGACTTCGCCGGCTACTCTAAATTATTCGGCTACGTCAAAGGGATCACAGAGTTCAAAAAGAATTATTGCATCTACCAAGACTTCAAGGGTTTTCCGGAGCTAGTAAAATATGTCAACGTCGACCAGCTCGAAGTTCAACTGAAGCAAGTTGCTTATAAACTGAGCCGCGACAAAGCTGCTGAGCTACCAGCACAGCGCATGATCGGCGTAAATATTCACATGGACTCGAAGACCAGCAAGCTATACCAAACATTACGCCTGACCAAAAAAGATCCACGCACCGAGGAGCTAATGGACAACTCGAGTCGCTTGCTTAGTGTTCTCAGGCAAACTACCACAGAGGCTCGGCTCGACAATTTGATGTCGATTGTAAATGACACCGACGACAATATCATCATCTTCTACAACTATATCTCTGAGCGCAAAGCGATCCTCGAAGCACTTAAAAGTTCAGACAAGACAATATTGCGCTACGACGGTGAGCAACACGATGATCTACCGGCTGCTGATGCTCAACTCAAAAATACTGTACTGCTCGCACACTACAAATCAGCTAGCACCGGACTCAACCTTCAGTGGGCGAATGTCACCGTATATTTCTCACCAACATATTCCTACCAAGAGTTCGAACAAAGTATTGGTCGCACACATCGCAATGGTCAAACCAAGAAATGCCTGTACTACCTATTCAATGTCAAATCAACTGTCGACAAAAAAGTCTGGGATTGTTTACGCAAGAAGCAAGACTTTAACGCGACGCTATGGCGCGCAGAAGAGGAGGATCTATAATGGCACATCGCAGAATAACTAATGGTGAGTTGCGAGGCTACATCAACTGGGAAGGGCGATGGCGTCACGTTTATATCCTCGGCAGCTACGATCAAATGACATTGCTCGATGAGCCGGTACGCATGCTAGAGTTCAAACTTACCAAGTCTAGCAAAGATACGCTCGCTGCTGAAAAAGCCAAATTCCATAAAACTAAACCAAAGACTTACAATAAGCGCAAAGGATCGGAGAATCTAGCATGACGCAACAAGACGCAATCGACAAAATGATGTCCGGAGCAAATATATTTCTGACTGGTGAACCAGGCGCCGGTAAAACATATACGCTCAATCAGTTCATTGAGCAAGCGCGAGACGCTGGTAAGCGCATCGCGGTCACAGCTAGCACCGGCATTGCTGCTAGCCACATTAATGGCGTAACGATTCACAGCTGGAGCGGACTTGGTATCAAAGATTCAATCCGCGATGACGAGATCGAGCGCATGAGCTACAACGATGACTTCATGGAACGATACAATCGCTGCGATATTCTAATTATTGATGAAATCTCGATGCTTCACGGTTCACGCCTGAACATGGTTGACCGTGTTGCTCGCTGGCTACGAAATAAAAATGCACCGTTCGGCGGACTGCAAATTATATTTGTTGGCGATCTATTTCAACTGCCACCAGTAAGTCGTGAAGAAAATATTGACTGGGTTCATCTATCTAAAGCGTGGCAAGACGCAAAGCCGGAGCCGTGCTACCTAACAGAACAGCACCGCCAAGGCGCAGATAGTCAGCTGCTAGGTATCCTCCGCGAGCTGCGCCGCGAAGGTCGGTTGTCATTCCAGTCGCTCGCTACGCTGCGCGATCGCATTGTGCCACTACCTGATGACGATTCAGTCACTCGCCTGTTCACGCACAATATAAATGTCGACCAACTGAATCTCGGTATGCTCGACAAGATCGATGAGCCAGTTCAAAACTTCTACATGAGTACGACTGGCGACCGCTACAAAGCAGACGCAATCAAGCGAAACCTATTGTGTCCAGAGAAGCTAGAGCTGAAGGTCGGCGCTGAAGTTATGTTTTGCGCTAACAATTTCGATGACGGATTCGTGAACGGTACTCGCGGCAAGGTCATTCGATTTAGCAATGCTGGTAACCCAGTCGTGCAGACGACTGACGACAAAGAGGTTGCGGTGCAGCAATACACTTGGCGCGTGTTCAATGATTATGGTCGTGAGCTTGCTAGCGTCACTCAATATCCGCTGCGCTTGGCGTGGGCGGTAACTGTTCACAAGTCGCAGGGTCTCAGCCTGGACGCTGCGATCATTGACCTGACCAAAGCGTTCACGCCTGGCATGGGTTATGTTGCATTGAGTCGTGTTCGCTCACTAGAAGGCTTATACTTAGTGGGTATGAATGAGACGGCTCTTGAGCTAGACTCAGAAATAACTAAGTTCGATAAGGAGATAAAGCATGCGACCAGCAATTAACGATTACTTACAATTACCCGAAGGCGAATATATCGTCAACTCAATAGCCTACCGCGTCGACCATAAGAAATTCCCAAAGTGGAAGTTTTGGCGAAATGAAGTTGTCGAGTACAACGTCATGGTCACGACGAATAACGGTCGGATATATTTAATTAATCCAGCAGAGTTTACGCTGGAAGAAAAAACAGGAGTCCAATAATGTTTGGAACAATACTAATCTTAAGTCAGTTATTGCTACCAGGCTACACGCCGGTCGCAACACTCGAATACACTCAGCCGGAAGGCATCGTGTTACAACCAGCGCAACCAACAGTTGTTGCTACATTCAAAAACGAGCAGCCTAAGCCAATCGCTACGTTTAAGTACGAGCAGCCAAAAGGTATTAAGCTCGCACCAGCCCAGCCAACTATCGTGAAGACCTGGACGCTCCAGTAATGAAAATAGTCCACGACTATCCGCCTAACTACAAGATCATCAAAAAGGCGTTCAACCTCAACAAGCACGAAAACGTCGTGTTCACTTACGGCGACACACTGTACGTCCCACAGGGCGAGCAGACTGTCATCGATAAATATCTGATGCGCCACGAGGAGACTCACGCACGTCAGCAAGGTCAGATGACTCCGCAATGGTGGTGGGACGAGTTTATGTCGAACCCGAAGTTTCGTTTGGAACAGGAGCTTGAAGCATATCGTGAGCAGTACAAAGCAATGCAGGATCTCAGCCCAGAACAAAAAGCTGGCTACCTGACTCACATTGCAAAAGATCTGTCGAGCGAAATCTATGGCAATCTGCTATCGTTTGAGCAAGCTGTCGACGTCATTACTGAGGGTATCAAGCCGCCTAGTCGGTTCGCCGGTCTGCGTAACAAGGCGGCTCGTAAGCGCGCACGACAGAACCGTAAAAAAGGTCGAAAATAGATATTGACAATATAAAATATCTGCGATAGAATTGTAAGGTCAAGCAAGGAACGCTGACCATAAACTAAAAGGAGGGTGCGGTGAAAATACCTGTAAAAGTTTACGAAGAGGTCAAACCTGGCATGCCAATGCCTACGTTCTTACCGCTCGGTACTACGGTTATCAATGAAGGTGGGGCAACCTACCTAGTAACAACAATTTAAGGAGGATCGTATGACGACCAACCAATCAACAAGCATTATTAAGAATCCCAACACGAAAAAGGCTGTCGCTGCACTCAAGCGTTATGCCAAAGCCGAAGCTCAACTCAAGGCTATGGAAAAAGATGCGAAGGAAGCCAACAAGCAGATCATGGAAGCCATGATTGCAGCCGGCGTCGACCGTATCGAACTTGACCCAGAACTTACCGGCGGCATCAGTGGTTACATCACGCTTGCTACTCGCAAGAACTACAAAGTCCTCGACCTCGAAGAGCTTGACGATCAGTTCAAGTCACTCAAAGCTGACACTGACAAAATCAAAGCTCAGCACACATTGACTGGTGAACTGCCAGCTGGCGTTGAAACGTCAGAGACTCAGTACATCACCAAGAAAATCAAGCTGGAGGACTAATTAATGGAAAACCCAGCACACATCACAGTTGCCAACTTGCCTCAAAATATTGAAGGCGGCATCAAGATTCATGGGTTCAAAGACCCACGCTACGATCTACCAAAAGACGCGGTACTATTATTCACGCACCTCGAAGGCGCTGAAGCATACTGCAAAGTTGCTGACACCGACAACACGATTTCTATCGACTCAAACACTCCACTGGTTGAACTGGGTGGTGACGAATGGCAAGTCGAGTACCCTAAGACGGAAGACGTGGCACACGCCTAATGGTGCGCTATTATATCGCTCGACACAAAGGCGAGAGCGATGCTTACTACCGCCGCAAACAAGTTTACCCAATCGCCTTCAAGAAGAGTTGGTTCAGCAAAAAAGTTCAGGTCTATAAACGACGTGGCTATGAAGAAGCAATGGATCCAGGCAGTCTTCGAGCGTACCCTAATATGGCAGCGTTCGAATCGGTCTGGCGAATAATTAAGGAAGACAAGTAATGACACGTCGTATCAGATTAACAGATCGTGAAATCAATATAATTGTGCAGTCGCTTGAAGAGCAGAAAAACAAGGCTTCACTCCACTACATAGTTTATGATGTTGGCGCAGTTACTATCGAAGACCTTATCGGCAAATTGCTTCAAGGTCGTTCGGGCGACGTTACTATTGCAAGTCGTCTAAATGAAAAGCCAAAGGAGGCAAAGTAATGGCAAGATTAATATTCGTCCTGGGTAATCCAGGCACAGGCAAGTCTACCAGCTTGCGGAATTTGAAGAAGGACGAAGTGAGCTATATCACAGTCACCGGCAAGGAACTACCATTCCGAACCGACATTAAATCCGCTAAAGTGAAGACGATGGATCAGGTCAAGGAAATGGTCACGGCATCTAAAAAAGATATCGTGGTCATCGACGACGTGAACTACCTATTTACTAAGGAGGTATTTGGTGCTGCTGAAAAAGATGATAAGTGGGACGTTTACGACAAAATCTCCAAAGAGTTTTACCAGATCGTCCAAACCATACTCAATAAAGATACCGAGCAAAACTTCTACCTGTTCGGTCACCTGGAAGATCCAGACTCGAAAAAAGAATTGAAGCAGCTCAAGACACTCGGTCAGGCTACACGCAAAAATAACAACCCAGAGGGTTGGACGAACATCGTGTTTGAATCTATGATGAGTGATTTGGACGATGAGAAGTTTGTCTTCCGTGTGAAGACCGACGGCAAGGGTGTAAAATCCCCACCGGATATGTTTGACAAGGGCGAGATCGATAACGATCTTAAGCTCGTCAATGATAAAATTAATGCTTACTACAAAGGAGGCAAGTAACATGAACCCACACAAACTATTTCAGAAGGTATTTCTACTTCTAGCGTTTACGCTGGTCGTACTCCAAGCTGCATATCTTGGCGCAGATCTTCAAGCTAATGACGGCAAAGAGGCATTGACCGACGGTATTTTACTGGCGTTCTGGATCTTCACCTTCGGACTATTTAGTTTGATGAACCGCGCAGAAGCTAAGCTCGACCGTGAGATGGAGCAGAGCCGCAAGGATCTCGACAAAGCATTTGGCAACTTCAAACGCGACATGGATAAGATGCTCGCTGAAGCTGAAGAAGAAAAGCGCAACCACGATCTAATCGAAGCCATCATCAAAGATGTCGTCGGTAAGGGTAAGCCAAATAAAAAGCATGTTTCGAAAATCGTTCCGGCTATCTATGAAAACACTGGCTTGTACGCTCAAGTGTCAGTCAACAAGCAGGGCGGCTTCGATGTCGGTCTATCAAAGACTCCAATCGAAGTAGCTGCACCAGTAAAAAAGAAGGCTCCTGTTAAGAAGCCGGTCACTAAAAAAGCAACTGCTACGAAGGGTGGTAAATAATCATGGGTATGTTTGATGAAGTTCTTGAAAATGTAGGCGAACCATATAAAGGTGGTGGTAAGGGTTTTCCTTACGGCACTCACAAAGTAAAAATCTTGCTCGCTGAACCTCAGCAAAAAAAGACCAAGAATGATCCAAAGGCTGAAGTAATTGTCGTATCAGTTGCAACTGCTGAAGACCCAGACAACGTAGGTGAAGCAACGCTTTACTTCCACACCGAAGGCGGTGCGCGTATGTCAGTCACCAAAGTCCTGGGCTTGCTAGTCCACAAATCTGGTGAAGAAAAGAAGGATCAGGTTCGCGCACTTGGTCGCAAGTTGTTCGAGCAAATCGATGACCCGACAGTTGCTCGTGATGTTGCTGCCAAGCTCATCAACGAAAAGCTGATTGACCAAGAAGCATTTTTCTTCGTCGACCCACAGGGCAAGTACAACACCAGCTCATACGGTGACGTTTGGCACTACGAGTACGAAGATCCAAACGCGGACGACCGTGCTGAAGCTGCTGCAAAAGGTGACGATCCACTCGCCGGCGCTAAGCCACTAAGCGAAGAAGAATCAAAAGACGTCCCTAACTTCGACGATTTATAGGAGGTCTCTATGGCACAGAAAAAGCGAGTCCGTAGTACAGAGGTTGGGTTTGTCGGCGTGAACTTTGCTAAAGGTGGCGACATGACACTCTACAACCGTCTGCAAAAGGCTGTTAAAGCCGATCCTGAAATGGATCAGAGTAAGTTTATCCGTGAAGCGGTCAAGGAAAAACTTGATCGCCTAGCGGTAAAATAAAAGCATCAGCGGATCGTCACGAGCTTGACGTAATCGCATTAGAGGGTAACAAAAGGCAGAGCTAGCTTCGGCGGCATGCGTCACAAAAAGCCCT